AGCTCAGGGTTCGTCGACACCAGGCCATAGATCAGTTCCCTGACAGTCATCAGACTCCACTCCCGAGCTTGTTGACGATGCCCCGCAGGCGATTCATGAGCGCGAGTCCGTGATACTTGACGGCTGGACCGATGATCGCGTACTTGCCGGACCAACGAACCTCCAGCCAGATCTGGTACGGCATACCCCCGTAGAGCCGGATCAGATGGTATGTGGCGGTGTGCTCTCCATGACCGCTAAGGGTTTGCCGTGCGTTACCGGTCCGGTCCTTCCACTTGGCATTGACCTTCATCCAGGCCACAGCCTTCGTCCCCTGAAAGTCGACAACCCCCGCCACGAGCGCGTTGACATCGCCATCGAACCGCTTCATGTTGGCCCGGATTGATCCGGGCTTGAACTCGAAGGTTGCCGAAACGCCCGAGCCGTTAGCCATACTGGATCACCTGCCCCCGGCGCTCATACTTGTTGAAGGGGAGCAGCTCCGCGACCTCGAATCGCAAGCCATCCATGATCCAGTAGTCGTGTACGCCGATCACAGCATCATGCGTCCCGAGAAGCTGATACTGCACCCGCCTCTGCTTGCCGTCGGACGCCTGAAGAAGTCCGGGCGAGTTCCCGTAGGCCGAGGCCTGTTCAATGAGGCGGAGCGTCTGCTCGGGACGAGCAGGAGCATCCTGGTACACAAACCCGCCTGAGGCTGTCTTGACCCGGACCTGCGGGATGAGTGCGATAACGATCGGCTTGGCAGCAATGAAGAAGAGCGTGTTGCGCTTGTTGATTGACAGCTCTACGGCGTTCATCCCCGTACCTCCTTCACCGGCGCCACGATCGCTCCGCGCTCGACATCGGCCGTTACGGTCGTGCGCCAAACATGAACGATAACCGGCACAAGAGGCGACGACTGCACGACGATCGCGTTAGCACTGGATGCCCCGGCTCGAAGTCCCGCGGGAACGTCAACGACGGTCACCGCTCCAGCCGCGCCGATCAAGACGCTCTCGTGGCCCGAAGAGGCCCGGACACCCACAGGGGTATCCAGGACTACCATTCCAGCCAGAACGGCTGTCAGCGAGGCTCCTAGACGTCCTCCTGGGCTCGTCCCGTCAGAGGCCGACGTCCCAAAAGCGACCGAACCAGGGCTGGATCCCGCCCGGACTCCCGAAGGGGTATCCGTAACCACAACGCCGAGGGCGACACTCGCTGAAGATTCACCAGCCCGGACGCCTAGTGGGGCATCCGTAGCGGCGAGCGTCCCGATGACGACTGTGGCAGGGCTGAAGCCCGAGCGCGAGCCGAGGTCTGTGTCCACCGCGGCGAGCATGTCGAAGGCTGCCGTTGCCGGGCTAGATCCGGCGCGGACTCCGGTCGATGTGGTGTCTGCAACGTTCGTCGCGGTGGAGCCCCCGGCTGCTGGGCGGAGCGCCCCGAGCCAGGCTGTGCGCTTGTCGTTGCCCGTACAGGATGCTGAGATTGCGCCCGTTGGTCCGGCTACGGCCTGCGCCTTGTCCTCCAGCATTACGAGGCCGACGTTGGCTGCGATCTCCTTCGTCCATGTGCCACCAGTCGACGATACAGTCCAGGTACCGCCAGACCAGTCGGTGACCCCGTGCACCAGAAGCTCGTCCGCTGCCTGCGTCGTCAGCGAGACCGCGGGCGTAACCGTCCCGGACGTCGGATCGGCCGCAACGGCGGTGCCGATGCCGGTGTTCGCATCCCAAGGCGTGGTCGTATCAACGCCATCGTACCGAATCGCGCCACCTTCTGAGTAGGCGCTTGCTGATAGGTTGATGGTGTAGGTGCTACCGGCTGGATTGAAGGCGCCGACGATGTTGAGCGAGTGACTGTTGACGTTGTTGTAGATCGGCGAGCCCGGAGCGTGCGAGAAGCCGTTGAGGTTCGTGATGGTCGTCCCGCCATCGATGAAGAAGGCAATGACGACGAACTTTCCAGCAGCAACTCCAGCGGGTGCGGCGAACGCCGGAGCGGCTGAGCTGCCGGTCCGTTGCGTTCCAACTGCACCCGGGGTGGGGGCTGCCATTGCCTACTCCCTACGGAACGAACACGTGGAGCGCGCGGAGCGCCGTGTGGAGCTGGACTGTGAAGGCGAGCCCTCCGCCGGTCTTATCGGTGACGAAGTCGACGTAACCAATCAGCGGTTCGGTCGCTGCGACGCCAGTCTGGTAGTTCGCCAGGACCGCGTACCGGCAGGGGCCGAAGGTCGCCGTGGACCACGACGGGTCCGAGCACCCGAAGACTGTGATTCCGGAGCCAACACACTCGATCGTCGCCGTACCGTCCGCAACGGTCGTCCCGACGACTGTGGGAAACGTAGGCGGTGCGCCGCCGGACGTACCGGCCGACGACACCATGTAGAGGAAGCCGTTGGTGGCGGATGGCCGGAACACGTCACCGACGGCGTACGCGGTGGAGTTTGCCCGGACGACGCTCCAGGAGTTGGCCGCCGTGTAGGTACGGGTGGGCGACGCGATGGCCAGGCCACCAGCGGTGTACCCGCCAGCGGTCGGTAGCTCGTTCGTGAGTGACGAGACGAACTCGTGCGTGTCCTGGTTCGGCGCGTAGGTGGAGGTGTGCAGCGTCCACTTCAGCGCGTCGCTATCCCAGTCGATTTCCTTGTTGAGCATGTGACTGAAGGCGTTGCGGAATATCTTCACCTGGTGGCTCCCTTATCGATCCGGACTCGCCCCTGCAGGAACCGCACGTCATGCGCCGGGTTGCCGTCGTACAGCTCCATGTCATACTCGCCCCAGTCCCAATCCTGAAGCGCCGTCACGTCGGCCGGGAGGTCCAGGAGAACCGTGTTCTGCGCCGTATCAACGCTCAGGTAGGTCGAGAAGTCCAGCAACAGCGCGGCCCCAGGCAACGTACGCGACGTCCGCACCATACCGCGGGCGGAGTATCCGGCGAGGCTCGGCAGCCAGTCGATGACGGGCTGCACCAGGATCTGATAGCGGGAGCCTTGGTCCCAGACAAGATCGAGCGCCTTAGCCACGACTCAGCCTCGCAATCCGTGTCGCGCGGAAGGCTCCGGTGTCCTCGGCCGTGGCCTGACCGGCGTAAAGCTCGGCCATCGTCAGCGCGCGCTTGTGGAGGTCGCCGTTCTTGCGCTGCGACCCGCCCTCGGAGATGTCGACCAGATCGGCGTAGGTGGCAGCCTTCTGATACCACACGTCACGCGCTGCCCGGCTCAACGGAACTGTGCCGCCCGCGTAGCCGTCGATGAGCGCGCTGAGCATCGCGTCGGTGTAGGTCGTCTCGTCCGGCTCCGCGATCATGAGACGGAGCTGAGCGATGTCATCTATGGTTGCCACATCCACCTCCTGATCTGGAAGGGGCCGGGGCACGACCCACGGGGAAGGTCATGCCCCGGCCCGTCCGGAGCCCGAGCGTTACTGCTCGGAAGCCGTGTCGTCGTCCTCCAGCGCCTTGATCAGGACAGCCTTGGTGCCGGTGACGGGGAGGTTCTTGCCCTCCTCGGCGTTCCGGCGCTGGGCCTCGTCCTGCAGCTCCGACACCTTCCACTGCGAGTAGGGCGGCACAGGCTCGTCCTCGCCCTCCAGCGAGGGCTCAGCCTTCGCCGGGAACTGGGCGGCGTTCGCCTCCAGCATGCCGGCGTGGAGCCCAGGGAACTGCTCCGCCCAGGCCCGCTCCTCGTCGGAAAGCGGCTGGCTCCAATCGATCTGCTTGGACATCGGTACCGCCTCCTTACTGGTACAGCGTGGGGATGGTGTAGGTGCCGGAGGCGGTGATCTGCATGACCGCACCGGCGCCGCGGGTCCGGATGCCCGTCCCGAAGCCGTGAATGAAGGTGGAGTTGATGATCGGGTAGTTGTTCCGGTCGCCGCCACGCAGGACGAGCCCGCGAAGGCTCTGCTGCGCGTGCTCCCGGACGCCGACCAGGTTGGTGGAGGTCGCCGAGCCCTGGGTGGCGAAGCCGAACATGTACCCGGCCGGGACGTTCGCGTCCATGATGATCAGGTACGGGCCGTAGGCGCCGACGACATCGAAGCCAGCGAACGTCTGTGCCGGCTGGTCACCGAACAGGCTGACGGTGCTGGGGAGGATGATGTTGACACCACGCGGCGGCACGAAGTCGAACTGTGCCACGGCCGCGTTGGCGTTGGTCGCGTTGGCCCGCCACGAACGGACCGCCGGGGCCTGCGCCGGGTTGATCAGCACCACAATCTGGTAGCCGGTGGAGCGCTTGTAGCCGTGCTCCTCCATGAGGGCCGCCAGCGCCTCGACGTCGCCGGAGTCGATCGAGGCAGCGCCGGAAGTGACGTAGTGCGTGTGGGTCGCGGCGTTGAACGAGACACCGGCGTAGTCCGGGATGAACTCGCCGTCCGCGTTGTAGAGCGGCTTGGCGTTGTACGCGACGTTGTTGATGACCGTCGTGTTGTTGGCGTTGTTGAAGAGCCGCTTCATGACCTTCTTGAAGACCAGACGGTTGTCTGCCTCCAAGACCTGCGACTGCGCCATGTCGATCTGCGAAGCCGACGCGTCCGCGAGGAACTGGAACGTGAAGCGGGTCGCGACGTCGTACCACTTGAAGTCGTAGGCGCGCTGCTGGATCGTGATGTTGGGACGGATCGCCTTGGGCTGGCCGAACTCCGAGGCCTCCTCGAAGTCCTCCTCAACGCCCTGCGCCACGTCGTCGATCACCTGATCACCGACGGAGAAGGTCAGCAGGTCGATGAGCGGCTGACGCGTCGCGTTCCAGTTGTTGAGAAGCTCCTGGTACTGGTTCCAGAGAGCGTTCAGGTCCTGGCCGTCGCGAGTCTTGGTCAGGACATCGCCTACTGCGTGGATACCACCTGGCATGCTAGTTCACCTCCTCCTTAGCTAGCCGTCGTCGCGACGGGAACGGTCACCAGCATGCGGGCGCCGAGGCCAGAGGCCTTCGGTCCCTCCAGGATGCGGCCGACGACCACACCAGCCGTCGCCACGGCGTCAACGGTCCCGTCGGCGTGCGCGTACACCAGGTCGCCCACGGTCCACGCACCACCGGCCGCGGTCTTCACCACGTCCATGATCTCGCCACGCACCATGACGTCGATGACGTCACCTGCGGCCATGACCTTCGTCGGGCAGACGAGGCCGACGATGCCGGTCACAGCGGCCGAGCCGACGATCACCTTGCCGGAGGCGTTGACGCCAACGGCCTGGACCTTGCCTACGTCATTCGAAGTCGTCGACATCGCCGCGTTGAGGGGCGCTCGGAAGCCGCCCACGAAACCGTCGTACTTGTCGTAGCGACCGAACTGGGTTTGTGCCATGTTCACCACCCCTCAAAAGCGGATGTTACTTACAGGTCAGGACACCCGCCCGCGAAGGGCGGGGAACTTCTTCTCCAGGGCCGACCGGCCGTTGCCGCTGTTACCGGCGGAGCCCTGACCGGCGACGCCGGTGACTCCGGTTGGAGTTGCGGTCGTCTCGGTGCCGGTTCCGTCTGCCTTCGGCTTCAGGAGGTACGGGTGCGCTGTCGCCACTGCCGTGAGCGCCTCCTTGAGCCCGGTGACAGTCTTGCCGTCCTCGGAGATCTGGAGCTTGCTCTTGTCGGCGAGCGCGAGCGCCGCCTGCGGGTTGTGCCAGTCGTGGGTGTTGTCCTTCAGGAACGCGAGATCGATCTGGAGACCCTTGATGGTCTCGTCCTTCTCGGCCAGCTTCTGCGTGGCAGCCTCCAGGTCCCGCTTGCGCTTCTCCTCCTCGGAGAGCGCCGCATCCTGAAGCGTCTTGAGCTTCTGCTCGGCCTCCTCGCGCTTCCGGTCGGCCGCCGCCAGCTGTGCCATCCGCTGGTCGTACTCCGCCCGGCTCACCGCGTCGGCAGCCGCCTGGTTCTGGGCGCTCTGTCCCGTGGCGTCGGTCGTCGTGGTGGTAACGCTGCCGTCGTTCGCGGGGGCACCCTGTCCCCCGGTGGCGCCGCTCTGTGCGCCGTCGATCGGCTGGCTCATCTTGGAACTCCTCCGTAGGTTACCTGACTCCAGCGAATACTACTGTGGCCCGAAGACCTGTTGCCAATATTCGAAGTTCTGCTCTGCCTCTTCGAAGTCGCCAATCATGAACTGCTTGCCACCATCGCCAAGTAGCGGGATGCGGTGATCACCACCGTGCAGAAGCATCAGATCAGGTATCCCGTCCGGGAAGGCCTCGCACGTCAACCCCTGTTTGTCCTTGCGCTCGCAGGCATAGCACTGCGAGGGGTTGTAGTCGGTCATTGGAACACCCTGCCTAGAATCTCGCTGATCTTGCCGCCGATGTTCTTGATATGCTGCCGAGCGTTGGGGTTGCCTGAGTACTCACGCCAGATCTCGGCGAAGAATTCGCGCTGGTTGGTCGAGGCATACGTTGAGACCTCGCGCGTGATCACGTTCTTGTTGAGAGAGAACCAGGCCTTTAGTCCCAGTTCGCTCAAGTTTCTGGGCGGATTGACGCGAAGTTCGCTCGCCACAGTGTGCCAGAAGTCCCGAGCGATCACATCGCTCACGGCTGCGGGCTCCCGAAGTAGAACGCTATCGATGTACCGATCAACATGGTGTCCGAACTCGTGCGCCAGCACCGATTGTGCTGCGTCGTGCTCGGCACCACACGAGGTCTTAAAGCCGCTGATCTCTGACCGGATCTGCTCTGATCGGGCATATGGCGTAAACAGGTGATCGCCGAGCTGGATCTCTCGGACTATCTTGCCATCCTCCACTATGCCATGATAGAAGGCGTTGACCATCTGGCCATTCAGGTTAATGTTTGGCATTACTTTGACACGGCCGAGCGCATGCATGACTTGCCCCGGTACGAGTCCTGCCTGATGCTGCAACTCCCTACTGACGTCGAGCTGCGACTGACCACCAAGCCGACTCGTCAGCTCATTGATGTGCGACTTGACGCTTGCCGGGATGTCGGTCCGTTCTGGCAGCACGTTCCCGGCCGGGAGTTCGCTCGGCACCCACGGCTTGTTGTGCGTAGGCGCCGGAGGGGTTACGCGGGAGATCGGCTGCGGCGTCTTGATGGCTGTCAGGTTGGCCTGCCGCGCAGCAGTAGATCCCTTGACCTGCAATGCCATGCGCCGGGCGATCTGCTCGGCCTGCTCCTTGGTCAGGTTGAACTCATTGGCGAGCGCGTTGCGGACCTTCGCGAGTGAGCCACCTTGGGCGATCAGACGCTTCGCGTGCTCCTCGTACACAGCTGTTCCGGCAGTCGGCTTCGCTGCCGGAGTGACGCGGGCCGGAGGCGCGGCTGTAGGCGGCTTGGCCTGTGATGGCGGCTTAGACCTGGGCTTTGCCGGATTCGCAACCTTGGTCTCCTTGACCTTCGGCGCTGGTGCCTTCGGCTTCGGCTCAGGGAAGCCACCCCCGTAGCCGCTTCGAACCACCTGCCCCGGCTGCAGGTTCCGGTAGCGGTCGAGGTATTGGTTGTAATGCCCCGCCAGCAGGTTGTTCTCGAAATCGTCGTCACTGACCGTCTCGGCGATCACGAAGCACAGGCACTGCGGATGCGGCTTGGCAGGTACGGCACCCTTCGGGTAGCGCCCATCATTGTTCGGCCCGCCCTTCGCGAGCCTGTCGCATATGTCCTGCCGGCCGTGCGAGCCGGATAGGCGCCACTCCATGACATCGACCCAGGGCACCTCCCGAACGGCCTGGATGGATGCCGCATGGGCTGAATTGTTGATCTCCGTCCGCGCTAGGCGGAGCGCGGCATAGCTGACGCCCCCGGGAGTCAGCGGGTTGATGAACTGCCGGACCTCCTTGGCGAACTCTGCCGCCGAGAGACCGCGGACGAGCGCAGAGTTCACGAGCCGGTCGACCTGCGAGCCAATGTTGACGTTGGAGTTATAGACCCTGTCCTTCAGCGGCACGTAGGAGGCGCCGGAGGTCCGCGCGATCATCGCATCAATGCCACGGGCCGCATAGTCGAGCTGCGACTGCGCTATGGCGTCGGCGATCAGCGCGCCGTCCGGCAATCCGGCGCCGAGGAGCTTGAACTTGTTGAGCTCCTCGGTGTAGCCGATCGCCCGAGCCGCTGCCTCTGCCCGTCTGGCTTCGGCGACATTCCCGATCTGCCGCCAGACCTTTCCCAGCTCCTGGTTCAGGTTCCGCTGGACCAATCGCAGCTGGGCCTCGCGGATATCCCGCCCAATCCCCGCAGGACGGCGCTCCAGCTCCCGGAGCATCGCGATGATGTCGCGCTGGGACTGCTGGAGGATGGCTATGACATCCCGGTCGGCGGCCTGTAGGATGATGGCTCGCTGGGTCTGATAGACGAGCGGGTCGGGAGGCGACGCCGAGGCTGCATTTGGCATCTAAGCCCCTATGCGCCCGGAGGGGTGCCCGGAGTACCCGGAACGGCTGCTGCAGCCTCCTGGCCAATCCTAGACCCCACGGCACCCACGTTCTCGGCTGCCAGTTGCGCGATCATACCGTCCGGGAACTGGTAACCGAGCATCTGCGCCAGATACGGCACCGCCCACTCCACGGTAACCAGCCCGGCCGCCAGGAGGTCGGTGATCTCCTTGATGATGGCGGCACGATCCCGGGGGAGTGGGTCGCCGAAGGAGTTCGTCACCATCAGTCCGGGTGGGACCGAGAAGCCCTCCAACGGGAACCACATCGTGAGGAGGTCAAAGAACACCTGGTCCAGGCGTCCCAGGATCTCCACCTCCTTCTCTTCATTCTGGGCCAGAATCGGCGCCATGTCGAGCCGGAGCGCCACGCCGGAAGCCGCCACGCTCGCGTCCACGTTGCCGATCGCGGTAGCGCTCAGCCCAGCGCTCTCGTCGATCGAGTCCTTCAGCGTCCCGATGTGCTCCTGGAAGGGTGCATTGGTCGAGACACCGGTTACGCGGTCGAACTTGGTACCGGCCTTCACCTCGATGACCGATCCAGGCGCGACAACCCAGTCTGTCTCGTTCCCGCCCTCGTCCACTGGCCGCGCCGAGTCGGTAACGAAGACTCCCAGGCCGTTCAGTGCCAGAGTGATGTCCTCATCCGTCACCGTGTTGTTAACGCCACTGATCAGCGTCTCCAGGCCGGAGACCTGCGACAGGCCCCAGGCCTCTCCGCCCTCGCGCCGGTTGCGGAACACGTACACGGGAAGCGAGCGGATCGAAGCGGGCAGGAACCCGCCCTTCATGGCCGCCTGCATTGCCTTGTCGGCCGTGTAGGCGACCGGAGCCACAACGGGCTTCAGGGCCGGGTGCCCCACGTACCGGTCGTCCCAGGCGTCGCTCTGCCAGAAGGTGAGCTGCGAGAAGATCTGGCCCGATCCGGCCGGGTCGTAGCGGTACTCCTGGCGCCTGGCAATCTGGGTTGTGCCGTCGTCCGCGAAGATCAGATCCACCAGGTAGTAGCCGATCGTCACCGCGTCGTTCGTCGCGTGTGGGATGCGGAACACGTTGCGGGCCGACGGCTCGTCGATCGAGATCCGGAACCCGGCCGGAGCGGCGAGGTCAGCCGTGATGTGGAACACGGCGTCGCCGCGCTGCACCATATGCCGCTTCAGCGAGTAGAGCTTGCTCTTGAACTCCTCGCGGACGAACAGCGCGTGGAAGTTCATGGTGGCGTCGACCACGCCCGAGGTATCCCCGGTCGCGTTCGGGTCCGCGCTCTCGACGATCCAGCGCCAGTCCTTGCCGAGGTACCGAACCACCGCCTCAACGATCTTCATTGCGCTCGGCACGTAGATCGGGACGTCGGTCTGCCCGCCACGGGCAACGAAGGTCCCCGGCACATTGAGGTACATCGAATCGAAACCGTCGTAGGCCGCGACCCGGCGCTGATCATGCGGATCGGTGACCCACGTCGGCAGCGGAAGCCCTAGCGCGTCGATGACGGAGTTGTACTTCTTGTCATTGGCCATGTGGCATCACCCTCCTTAGCTGGTCTAGCTTACCGGCGTCGCACAGGGCGCGTGGCTGCCGTACGGCCGACCCTGGCCCGTGATTGCCGAGCCGGGGCATCGCCGAGCGCCCACGGCGAGCCGAACAGACCGGCCATGAGGCGGCCGAGGGCCTCCGGGGCGTGGTCGTCCTTCTTCAGCGGTGCCTCGGGGAGGTTCTGGCCGCTCTCTGCGGCCTCCTCGGCACTCTTGGGGTACCGGTAAGAGTTGAAGTCCTTGATTGTCATCTTGCAACGCCGGTTGATCTGTAGCTGGGGAACCCACTCCTCGTGATCCATCGGGAGGTTCGCTACCGCCTCGGCCGGGCGGAGCTTCCGGCGGATCCACTCCAGGCGGTCAGCAAGCGGTCCGCCTGTTCCGCCAGCAGATGGTAGTTGGAGAAGTCCCGCCAGCTGCACCGATCGATCGGGTTCAGCAGGATCAGGAAAGAAGCGCACGATGGACCTGGGCGCAAGACCGCGCGCTGCGATCTCAGCACCAGCCTCCTCGGTCGTCCGACCCGTCTCGTAGTACTCATCGATGATCCGGATATTGGTACGGTGCGGATCAACTTGTACGAGCAGCCACACGAACGGGTTCGTGAAGCCGTAGTCCAGCGCCGCGTACGTCGTCCAAGCTGGATCATAGTCGAAATCGCCAACGTGAATCTCCTCGTCGAACTCCTTGAACACCCGCCCGACGAACTCGTTGAAGAGGGCCGCCACCTCCTGGTTGAACAGCTCCTGGGAGAGGTCGAGTGCCATAGACACGATCTCCGGGTCAATCCCAAGCGCCAGACCGACCCTGGCCCAGGTCCGATCGACCATCGCCTCCCACTCGTCGTCGCCACCGATCAGCCGACGAACCATGTTGCCCATCGGGTCGGTAACAGGCAGGCGATCCGGAATGGTTCGCGAGGATATGGCAGCCTGCAGCGCCCGGATGTTCACCTCGGCCTCGGCCCCGTTGACCCCCATGTTCCGGTACACATGCGGATTGGCCCAGGAGGGGACGCGCCAAGAGGCCCAATCTGGCATGTTGGGGTCCTGGCCGTCCTGCCATCGCCGGTAGAACCAGTTCTTGCCCTCCGGCGTCGACCCCATGTAGGACCAGCCGTTGAAGTCGGCGAGCGTCGGCCGGATGTACTTCGGCCAGACGGTCGGCTTTAGCTTGGCGGCCTCAGAGAGCACAACTCCGGATACGCCCTCACCAACCAGTGTGTCGGGGTACTTCGCGGATAGGGCATCCACCCTAAAGAGACCGTTCCACAGACTGATGTGCATGTCGCCAGTGTGGGAGTTGTTGTAGGTCCCCGGGTGATCGAACGGAACGCCGAGCCGCTTAAGCCCATTGTAGACAACGCGGAACTCCTTCTCAGCATCGGAGTACTCCGGGCCGACGATCCAGTACCACCGGACGTGGCCCTGCTCCTCCAGCTCACGCCGCTCGCCGAGCGCGGAGAAGGCCTTCGGAAGGAGCACATGCCCGCCGGTCTGCGACTTGCCGACACGTCGGCCTCCGGCGAACACCCGGTTGCGGGCGGGCGAGTCGAGGAGCGCACGCTGGGCCGGGTGCGGGGTAAAGCGGAGCTTCTCGCGGAAGCCCTCCTCCAGAGCCCGCGCCAAGGCGTTGTTCACTTCGGGCAGTCCTCACAGTGACGACGATTGCAGGGCTCAGGATCGGTGTCGTGAACCAACTTCGCGACAAGACGCATCCACAGCACCGTGTTCCCGCCGTGCGATGGGTGATGCGCCTCGGAGACGTTCGCGTGCTCGTGGAGCATCTTGGCCGATGGCGGAACGGGCACAAGCATAACGCCGAAGCGTCGCCGCAGCCATCGCTGGATGGGTCTCATGACCGGCGCTCCGGAATCCGATTGCCCCACGGCGGGGTCGGCCGGGACAGCGCCTCACAACGGTGGGAGCAGTAGAGCTTGACAACTCCGAAGGACAACGGCACAACGATCAGCGGGCGGCCAGTATCCGCGAGCAATACGCCGCAACCCCGGCGCTCGCAGTTCGGGCTCGTCTGGATTAGCGCGCTCACGGTTCCTCCCTCATCGGTAGCGGGTTGAGCATCGTGTCGTCGGCCCGCTCCGCGAGGAAGCCCGTTCCGGAGCCCGCCCGGGGGCGCTCCTTCAGCGGCTCCTTGAGGAGTAGCTGGTCATAGACCTTCTGCCATAGCTCATACGACATGGCCAGGATAACGCCCACCTCTTCATCAGTCTGGAGCCGGATCTCAACTCCGCCCGCGCTGATGAATGCCTCGCTCACCGACCAACGACCTTGAACTCATGGAGCGTGAAGGACCGGTCCTTGAGCGTCCGCACCTCCACCGTCTCCGCCACGGCGTCGTTCTCGTACCGGACCAGGTTGCCGAGGAAGGCGGCAGCTAGCCAGTCTTGGCCTTGCTCGTCGCGGAACCGCATGATGGCGTTCGGCTCCTCCTCCAGGCGTACCAGTATGCTCGCGCCATCAGCCATGGTAGCCCTCCGGCGTGTTGCCGGGCCAGACGTGCGACCCTGCGAGTCCGCGAGTGAAGTCGGAAGGGCAAGACATCTCGCGTGTCCCAGGAGTCTTGCCGGTGAAGGCAATTCCCCAGAGCTTGCGAAGCTCCTGCCAGTCCGGATAGTCGTCGCAGTAGCGGCACTCCCCAGGGGCGTGCAGCACCCTCTGATCGCAGTGTGGCGCGAAGGCCCGCCCCTCAGCCATCCTCGTCATCCTCCATCAGCTCGAAGTCAATGCCCTCGATCTCCTCGTCGGAGCCGAGCGCGGACTGTCCGGTGTTCTCGGAGTAGACCCGCTCCAGAACCTCCTGGAACGGCCGGACCTCCAGCTCCACAACCTGGCGCCCCTCGACTCCGGCACGATCGAGGATCTGGACGATGGCCTTGATGCGGTCGGAGTCGGCCACGTCGCTCTTCGTCAGCGCGATGTGGATCAGCTTCTCGGCCGCCGGTAGCGCGGCGATCGCGAGGGCTCGCTGAGCCGCCTTCTTGACCGTACCGAGCTTGCCACCGTGCTTGTTACAGACCCGGCCGCCCCGGATCGCGAGCGAGGTACAGCGGTTCCCCTGCCACTCGCTGTACTTCCCTACCGACCGCGAGCGACAACGCCGATCGTCCGGCGGCACCCAGCGAATCTCCCAGACCCGCTCGATCACCCACGGCTCGCCCGCCGCCTCCAGCTCCCGGGCATTGTCCATCATGTACGAGTGCAGCTGCCACTCGGGACCCCCGAGCCGGGAGAAGGGTGGCCCTGGGTACTCCATCTCGGGAGGGGCCGTCGGCTTCGGCGGCACCTCCTCGGGCTTCGGCAGCCACGTCATCGGCCGCCCAGGCGGAAGGTCGGGGCCGCAGTGCTGGATGCTCTTCAGCGCCTTGTCGGCCTTGTTCACGCCCAGACCCCGCCCATTCGCGTGCCACTTGCCGATCGGGGAGTCCGGGTTGCTGGCGTTGTTCGGCCCTTCGTATCCGGCCTTTCTCGGGGCCGTAGCCTTGGCGGCTTTCGCCGGAGCCCGCTTCCTTGGCGTTGTTGGCACTGTCGTCTCCTCGCGATCCGGCCGTGGGATAGGGCGAGCCCGGGGCAGCGGGGTCCGCGAAACACCCCATCAGTAGCCGCTCCGCGAAAAGCGGCGATACCTTGGCCCCGGGCTCGCTTCTACGGTAATGCCTCCCTAGACGGGGTGATCTAGTGCCAGACGCTGACCCTGAACCGGGTGATTACCGCCGTCCGGGTTGTGACCACACGGCGAGGGCCGTCCGCACGCACTCAGCGCCACGCTAGCGGCCTGAAACGTACCGGCGCTCATCTGATAGTGGCTCCCTAGGCCTTCATCGCCGTAGCCACGCGTAGCGGCCGTAGTAAGCCGCTCCAGGCGGATCTGCCCGACCCGCATGCCCGCCCAGAGCCGGATCGGCCTCGGCGCCGCGTTGAAGAACTCCAGGGTCAGATTGCCCTCGAAGCCCGGATCAACAAACCCGGCCGTCGAGTGGATCATCAGCCCGAGCCGACCCAGCGAAGACTTGCCCTCGACGCGAGCGCACAGGCTCTTGTCGAGCCGGAGCGACTCCGCGGTACTCCCCAGCAGGAACTCGCCCGGCTGGATGATGTAGTAACGCCGGTCCGAGGCACGATCCCGCCCCCACGGCCGAGGCACCATCGCCGGAGGGTCTTCCGGGTCGATGATGCCCCAGGCCGCGCGATCCCGCGGGAAGGTGTACCCGAGGAGCGACCCATCGGTGCCGCTCAGGGTCACCTCGATGGTGGAGGGCTGAACGCGCCAGTCCTCCAGACCGGGTTGCTGACGCTGATCGGGATCGGATCTGATGAAGTCGAACGTCCTGCCCCACTCGGCGTGGATGGTCCGATCCGACAGTGTCGTCACTCCAGACCCGCCGCGCGACCGTTGCCGTAGTTGGGGTTATCGTCGGCGCTCACGGCCGACTTGTGCGCGATCGCTGCCTCAGCCGCTGCCTGCCAAGCCTCGCGGTAGATCGGGGGCAGCTCCTCCCACTCCTCGTAGAGCTTGATCAGGTGGTTCTCGACGTCGTGTGATGCGAGGTACTGCTGGCAGGCGTCATAGGCCATTTGGCCCGCAGACGTCCCGGTGCTCCTTGCCATTCTTTCCTCCTCGGACTCCGCCCAGACAGGCGCTCGCCGATTCTCCTCCGGCCTTTGGGGTGGCGCTAGTAGGAGCGCTTCGCTTCGCCGATGTGCTTCCGGCCCCACTCCTCTGTCGCAGTGTCATCGCCGCTCTCGTCAACCCCGCCGCCCTCGTTGGTGGCGTAGGTCGCCCACATCTCCTGCTGGATCGTCGGGGCCGCCAACTGCTCGTCCGGAAACGGTCCCGGCACCCCGCCGAACTCCGTCTCACCAATCTTCGGCTGGTACACCATTACAGGCCTCCATTTGCTGTAGTACGACCGTCCTAGCCCGACTGGGAATCGAGATCGATCCTGGTGCGAATGCCATTCAATACCTCGAATTGCTGCGTCCACGGGCCGCCAATCCAGTCCGTCGGGTTGCACCCCAGACGATAGCAGCGGATCGTGTATCTTCCACTCTGGTCCGACTGAAACACGCGCCAGAGCTGCGGCGTTCGATAGCCGATGTGAGAGCACTTTCCGGCCCTCGTCTGCTCGATGCTGATGAACCATTTCGGAACGACACGGAAGCGTCGCATTGCTCTCCTAATCGATCTTAGTACGGGTTTCGTTCAGTTAGGTCCCGGCCCGAGAATCCCGCCGGTACGGACCGACCGGAGAGCCGCCTACCAGGGGAAACCAATCTCTCGCGTAAGGATAACTACTTCTAACCCATACTACCCATACTAATCAAAGAGAAATAAGCTACTTGACCAGGGAAAACACCCTAGTACCAGTTGCCCTCCGAACTCGTACTAGACTGGTACTACTGGTACTTATCTAGTACGAGTTCGTTAGTACGAGTTACGCGTCGGATTCGATCTTGCTCGGCAGGAGCCTCGCCCCCATCCTTACGGGGACCTGTCTCCCATCTATTGTCTTCCTTGCCTTCTCCATTCCGAGCCCATTAAGCCGCCTTCCGAACGCCGTTCCGGAGAGTCGATCGCGCTCCCGGATGCCGTTGTCAGTGCACCAGATCTCGTAGTCCTCGAACAGCCGTGAGGGCAATTCGTAGTACCCGTCCCCGAAGTCGAGCCGGGCCGCGATCCACGCGCCGAGGTCGCTAACGCCCTCCGCGAACTCGCCTGCGGCTGCGAGGGCTCCGGCCGGGAGCGAGGAGATCCGCGGGTCGTTCAGCCACATCTCGTAGCCCTCAACGCACCATGCAAGGATCGCTTCGGCCGACGAACCCATCAGCCGATCGAAGTAGAACGAGTCCTCCTCCTCCTGCTTGATCTGCTGTCCCCACGGCACAACGATCACGCGCCGGAGTAGCGCGCGGTCGGCGCCTTCGATCGTCGGAATCTCGTTGGTAACGATCCACGGCGTGAAGGCGGGGCGGCGTGTGATGTAGGTGTTCGACCGCATCCCGCGCGCTGTAATGGCCGTACCGCCGGTGATTCGCTTCATCTGGTCCGCGTGGAGGTGCTGTACGGCTGACAGCTCCTCTGCCACAATCAGCCGTCGCGAGAAGGCCGCGAGCAGGTCTGGGCGGGGTTTGTCGTCCGGGTTGTCGCGGAGGATCGACGCAGTCATCACCCCGCCGTAGTCCCCGAGCACGCTCCGGACTGCTTCGGCGAACGTACTCTTGCCAGTAGAGGTCTTACCGTGCATGACGATCAGCGCGCGATCAGGGTTGTACCCCAGCAGCGTGTAGCCCGTGATCCGCTGCAGCCAGGCCCGGACTTCGAGGTCCGGCTGGAAGCGATCGAGGAACTCGTCCCACATAGCGGAGCGCTTGCCCCGGACCCAAGGCACCGCAGTCCGCATGGTGATGTACTTGTCACGAGCCCATTCCCCGGCACGATGAATGACCTCTTCGGGGAGATCCCCAAGCACAACAACGCCGTCCGGCGTACCAAGCAGCCGCGGGCTCGCGTCGATCTCGTCGGCCGAGAGGCGGATGCCCTTGCGGCCCTTCGCGACCTCGCGCATGGCCGAGAGCTTCCCGACGGTCAGCGACGACTTCCTGTGCGCCATATAGGCCTTGAGGAGAGCCTCGCCGTTCTCTCCGCCCGAGAGGAGCGCAGCCTCCTCCTCGATCTGGACCGCAGCCTTCACGCTCCAGCGTTCCACCTGCCGATCCCCGTCATCGGTCCAGCGGCCTTCGTCCTCGTCCCACAGATACCACGACGCGTGCGCCTCGACCCACCGCGCCCGGCCGCCCATCACACGGATCAGCCGGTTGGCGTTGCCGAGATCGTTCAGCTCCTCAATGTCCGCGGAGCCGACGCCGGACCCACCGCGCGAGGTCTTGGAGGTCCCGGACGATTTCCGGGAAGTACCAGGCAACGAGCCCGATGACGAGACAGAATCCAATGAAGCGCAAGGGTCTTCCTCCTCAGGCTCGTTCCCGTCGCTCATGATCTTGTTGGCACCGCGCATGACGGCTCGCGCCCACTCCTTGCGGGCGGAGCCCTCGTCCGGCCGCC